AACGATCCCTCTTCACCAGAAACACCACCAAGCCCTTGAGCACCACTGGCACCAACACCTGGAGTACCAGCAGCCTGTGCCCCGGCATCCATGGACCCCATTCCGGTTCCAGCCACGCCACCGGCTCCTAGACCAGCACCACCGTAACTATCCCCACCTCCGTAATCAGAACCGGCTCCGCCATAGTCCCCACCACCACCTGAGTCTACCCCGCCTCCACCGTACCCGGAATCACCGGGTCCAGCCTCACCGCTACCAGGACCGCCCCCGGCTCCTTCGGTTCCACCAGATGCACCAGCGTCAGGCATTTGAATCTCCTTCTATTTCGTATCTTCCCGAACAGGAATGTACTTGAGTCCTATAAACAACGGCTCAAAACCTACCGATTCATCATCCGTGGTCATGGACATTTTGAAACGATGATACACATAATCGCCCATGTCCTTCTCACTCAGCTTCGGAGACGCCACCCTGTACCCAGTCCGCGCAGGACTTAGAGTGTAGGTTGTACCTGTCGTATTTGTGTCTCCATAGTGAGTAAGCGTGATGTTATTGGTCGTGGTTGTCTTAGCTGCCGTGTGAAGCATAAGATTCCTTACCTTGGTCACAACCCACACGCTTCCTTCATGGAGTGCGATATCTCCGGTCTGTACCTCGTGAACTATGTCGTTCCCACTGAAGTCAGTCCCGTTCTCAAGACGGAACACCCTCCCGTTGTAGTTCATCCCGTAGTTGTAGACCGCTCCGTTGTGTGATCTCACTCTGAGTCCAGTCTGTAGGTATCTGTCGGTTCCACGGTCAATCTCATACCACCGCTTACGCTTCACATCGTACACCATCTCTCGGTCAAGAGTTTCGCTCGTACCAGAAGCATAACACCAGTGATACTCATCCTTGTACTGATCGTAGAATCCTTCTGACTGCCTTATCTTGTCTAAGTTTATGGCGTGTGAGTACCTTTGATCGAAGCAATCCTCTATGTCAGTATGGATCGGGAGGAACCCTTTGCCGTCAAAGATGTAGATTCCAGACGACCCCTGGAAGATACATATCGTCCTATTCGACTGAGCATACATCTCTATGGGGGCATTGGTAACAACAATGGTCTTTGGAGCCGGGCACCCGATGGAGGCTGAAACTTGATACGTCGCCCAATCTTCCGGGCCATTCCCGGCAACAACCCACGTCTCGTTGTTTTTGAAGAACGTAATCACGTTATAGAGTGAGCTTCCAAACTGGCTGTAAAGCCAAGCCCCACCCATCACTCCAGATTCATCCCCGAAGTAAAGCTCTCCTGAGTCTTCTCCGTTGAAGACCTCTGCGCTCTCTTGAGCAGAGTAGACAACTGCGTTAGGCTTGTCACCGGCTCTGTTGCACAGCCACAACCGACCCACTGCGTACAGAGGGAACCGATAAGGATGAATAGACACCTGTGCAGGTATCCCGGTCATGTTGTATATCCGAGTATCGGCATCTATCGTCTGATCGAACACAAACTTGTAGAAGTACAGGGGAACCTGACCGAAATAGACGGTATCTGTTACCGTCGATGTGGTCTTTGTGGTTCCATCCGGCATCGGAGTTGACGTCTCACTAAGCCCTGGATCGTCCATGATGTGGACAAACTCAAGTGATTTGTTGGGGGGATTCCACGATATCACGCCAGACTTGTTCATTGATATTGCGTCTTGACTCGTTCCATCGTTGATGGTCCCAACGGTAGTCCAAGCGGACCCGTTCCAGTAGTACACGGTACATAGGGTGTCCGCTTGCTCGTTGGTCATTCCACCCGGAAGGTAGAAGTGAACTCCCATCATTCTGTCAGGAAAACCAACAACGAAGTGGTCCGTAGTAGGCATGCTTGCAATGTCAAGATATGTCGTGGCATCAGCAGAATCGTAAGTAGTCGTGAAGACGTTGATGGTATTGTCTTCATACTTGTCCGAGACACTTTTCTGACAAGATGCTATCGTGCGCTCTATTCCGTCCCAAACGTCTTTGATTGTCTGGAAAGGGGCATCAACAGTGACGTGGAAAAGCTGTGTGTCTGCCGATACGGAGAGCAAAATCCTGTACCAGTACAACGACACCATATCGATGATGCTCACCCTGGCACTCGACTCTGTGGAATCGAACGTAACGGTTCCCGTGTCCTGGAATCCGTTCGTGTTGTCAACGAGGTTACTCACCGACACCCATTGGGTTCTATTCCAATAATCGACATAGATTGTACCGCTTGCCGTGTTCGCCGTCTGAACGTATGCCTTGAAACCCTGGATTGGTCGCGTTGACCCAAGGTAGCAATACACCTGCTCCGTAGCCAATGCGACGTATGGCCTGGATGGTGGGTTGAAGTCGTGTGAGTACCTTGCCTGATTGCTTAGACGGATTTCGTCCATTTGCCCTGAGTAGTAATACTGGTCGGTGGCTCCGTCGTAGAATCTTCCAATCTGAACCACGCCGGTATAGTTTGCCGCTCTAGTTGCCGATGACTGACTGGATTGGATTGTCCCGTCGATAAATATTCTCCAAGAATCTCCGTTTTCTACTACTGCAAGATGGGCAAAAGAATTAGCTACGATTTTTCCTGCCCCAGAGGTGATAATGGTAGATATCACGGATGCCACATTGATTCTTACTCGGAGCGCCCCCGTTGTCGTAATCTCTATGGCAAACCAGTTGTTTGCATCAGTGTAGTGCATAAAAAGACACTGAACAGCAGCAAGACTCGTCGTTCTGATCCACTGGTCCCACGTCCACACACCGCCAGCCAGGTTGAAGTCCGCGTTATCAGGAACCGTGAGGTATGCCGTAGCAGCGTCGAAATCTCCAGCCGCCGTACCGAACTGCTTGTTGGTGGTATCCCAAGCAACGTTGTTGTTCGTCACCGTATGAGGCGTGGTAGGGCTTGTGTCCGTAACGTTGCTGTTCAACGAGAGAAGCAGCATGGTGTAAGAGTCTATCCCACCAGGGACACCGTGGAGTGTTGCGACATTCTCTGTGTCTGTCAGATTGTTTCTGAGTGCATCGGTGTAGTCGTATTTGAATGTACCGTCCGGGTCGTAGTTGACGAATGCTCCGATCTTTAACTCATACCCACCCCAGATGCACGACTCAACGGAGTTGCAGTATGCCACGTTCCCGTTTGGTGCCTTGGCGAAGTAACCCTTGGCATACCCAGTAGCGTCGGTATGAATAGGAGTAACCACGAAATCCCCTTGGCTTGGGGCCTCCGTATCGTTCGTGTAAATTTTGCTTGATGTTCCAGCCGCGTTCTGAGTCTGCACCAGAAGGTGACTCTCGTTGGGTCTTGCCTTCAAAAAGTGGAATGCGTTTGTGATATCCGGTAGAGTTGACAGAGCCGTGGTGTTGATCTGCGTCATGCCAGCAATGCCACGAATCCCGGCGTCTGTGTAGCGCATGTTCTTGAGGGATGTGAAGTTTGTCCCTACGAGAGTCCCGTCAAGAGCCGTTATGAGTTTGCCTTGGAGAGCGATTTCCTTGTTGATCTTGTTCTCTGCCATCTACTATCGCCTCGCCTTGAGATTGACAGAAATTTGACGCTTCTCCCTTAGACTCTTCGTGATGCTTGCCCCAAAAAGACGACACTGATTGTCGAAGAACACATACATGGCATCACCAAAACTCGGCTCACTGTCCCTGTATTTGTAGAGCCAGAAGGCATACTTCACGAGTGCCGATGAGTATTGAGACGGGAACTTATACATGCCGTAGTCTGAGAAGACAGGAGCCGGTCTGGTCACATACGGAACCGTGATTGTGTATCCAGCCGTTGACGTTGCGGGGTCAAGAAGGATCTTGTATCTACCCTGCGGCTGAATCACATAGGCATCGGCAATGCTCCAATCGTTTGCCGTGCCCTCGAAGAGTGCCGTCACCAAAGCCGTATTGGAAGTCTTTGAAATGACAATCCCATCAGATCCATCCGTGGTATTGTGGACGATATCGCCTGCCGTGACGTTGGTGAACTTGGTCGTTGAGCTTGTGTCCGTGAGAGTGCATTCGCCACCAGACGATGCCCCCGCGATGGAAGCTGTTCCAGTGACCCTTGAAGACAAGTCGGAAACGTCAGTTATGGTGAAGTAGTCAGGGACCGTCTGAGCCGTGGTGTTGTTGCCGTAGTAGACATCCTCGTAGTCTCTAAACGGGATGAAGTAGTCTGTCGTCCCATCGTTCAACTTGATGAATCTGCGATTTCCGTCTTCCCTCATGAAGAAATCAAGGAAGTCAGCGTTCAGGGTGTAACTGGCTTGAGACGCCTCTGTGGTTATGGTCTGAGTGGATCTGAGGCACTTGGTTCTGGTCGTGAACTCTATGGCCGCTTGGTAGAGGTACTGGTACGCCGTGAATTCACTGAACCACCCGGAAGAGGATGCCTCGTTCAGAAGGTCTTTCAGTTCGCGTATGAGAAGCTTTCCGTCCAATTGACACCCTCTTTCCGGTTAGAGAAGATTTTGTGTGAACAGAAAATTCTTTACCCTTTGTTCGTCGGAGGTCTACCCGGAGGACGCTTCCCTCCTTGGTTCTTTTCAAGGATGGTGCTGTACGTCTCGGATGTCGTCCTCGACAACGAATTCTGTTCGTTGCCTTGACCCTTCTGCTCCGCCGTAGTCTGTTCAACCTGCGTCTTTACCATTGCCTCGATCATGGCACTCATAGCCGCCATCGGGTTTGTTGGCTCCCCTGTGAACGCTTCCACCTTCTCAGTCCTAAACGTAGCCTTGCGCTGTTCAAGGACGCCAGTGCTGGTCTGCTTCCCGATTCTTCGCCCGATGATCTTCCATGCCTTCTCTGCTTCGTCGCGGGACACAAGTCCGTCCTCGTTGGCCTTGAGGTTCAACGACTGGACAAGACCTGGGTCAATCTTGATGCACGGTCTTTTCTGCCGCATCATCTCATCGTAGGCCGATGCCGACCCATACCTCATCTCGTCGTAGGTGAACCTGGCATCCACAATCCTGCCTTCAAGCTCCGCATGAGCCTTCTCAAGATACGCCATTTGAGGAGACGTGAGCTTGGGCATGGATTCAAGGATCTGGTCAAGACGTTCCTTGCGCTGCTTGATGTCGGCTTTGTGGTCCGGCTGCGATTCAACCGGGACCTGTCCACGTTCCAACATGCGCTCGTCAGAGGCGATGGATTCTTTTAGTTCCTCGATGTGGCGTGGGAAGCACCATGCTGGGTACGATGACATGACACTTCCGTCAGCGTGTCCATCTTTGCGGTCAACTTTTCCAAAGAATGAGATCTTGTCCGGTCCTGCCGTGTTGTCGATAATGGTTGTTGATTCCATGATTTCCTCTAGGTTTGGGTTTTATGGATCTCGGGAGCCCGAAGACTCCCGATCTGGTTGAAAGTCTAGGAAACGGTAGCCAGAGGAGTCAATGGTTCCCACTGGATAAAGCAAGTTCCAGCACCCGTTGCTGGTGGACCCGCTGAGAATACAGTTTGAATGACACCAGGAGACAGAACAATAGGCATCCCAGTTTCATTTGCAGCCACCATGATCCCAGGATCGGTGACTTTAACGAGACCTGTAGCCTTCACGCCATCCACTACGAAAAGCTGATTCGCAGCGGCAGAAGCCGTATCAGTTGCACCAGAAAGGTCAGCAGCCGCACCAGCACCATCAACATCGAATTGGAACTTCAACGTATTCGCACCAGCAGGGATGTCAGTTGTCACAAGGAACCCAAGATGCCGAACCAAAACAGGTCCACCCGATACGGTGAATTGGGTAGCCGTCCCGGTGAGACCCGCAGCAAGGAGGGCAGTTCCGGTGGTGTTGACTGTTTTGTCGGAAACGTAGGCAAGGGCTTCGGCCATTGACACACCATTTCCGTACTTGACGCTCCCAGGCCACGTTGCCACACCAGGAGTACCAACAAGGGCATTTATTGCACCCTTCGCATAGGCCATAATGGATTTGTCAACACCTACGGCCTGGATGGTAGCATCGGTCTTTCTGCCCACAACGTCTCTCAGCGTTGTATCCGTTGCGGCATCTGCGGTCGGGACATCAAAATAGCCGTCCACGACCTGCAACTCCGTTACGAGCTGCTTGAGATATGCCATGGCAAGATCGGTATCCGTAACCGCTCCGGCAGCCGCTGCCGTATCGACCGCTCCCAACGTGGCCGCGATGGTGGCAACCTGCCCTTCAAGACCCGTGGCAACAGCAGTGCCAAGAGGCTCACCACCGTACCCGTCAGTACTGAACCCCTCGCAGTCGGCGCCCCATGACATTTTCCCCACGTTGGAAACGTAGGTAGTCCCGGAAGCCACTCGGCATTTCACGTTCTCGGCAACACCCGTCATGTTGGCATCACCAACGATACAAGGACTCGGGTCGGTGTCGGTGTTGACGAGGGTTACGTTCTTCATTCGCATGTTCAACCACTCGTCGGTCAAACACTCGATGTTGCCGGCATTGAAGGCACCGAAGATGTCAATGTCGATAAGCTCGGCATTATCCACGCCGTTCAATTGGATGTTGCTTTCCTTCTCTGTCCCGGCGGTGCCCTCATAGTATTTCCATCCATGGATTTTGAGCCGGATTGCGTTTGAATCTGCAACGATACAGTCTGTTGTAAAGATGGCTGTTGCATCATGGTACTCACCGTTGATGATTCTGAAATCTGCCGCATTCACGTCGATTGGTCCGGTAAGGGCGTCAAGTCCTGCCACAAATTTCGGATTGACCAACGTAATACTCGCTGCGTCGATGTCCATATCGGCGCCAACATCGGTTCCGAACGTTACCTTGGCTTTGTCGGCACCTTCTCCCAAGAAGACGATGGTGATGCCAGCCACATCAAGATCGAGTCCTCCAGCCGCAATGACAGCCTCATTGTGACCAGCCTTGACGTAGATATAGTCGTTGTTGTTCGCCGTACATCTTCCTACGGCATAATCGATTTTGGCAAACGGCTTCTCGAAAGTCCCGTTGCTTGCCGTATCGGATGCCAGCGGATCTCCGCTATCCACCCAAAATACGCTCCCGGTAATCGGAGGCGTTCCGGCACCAGGCAGCACGGGGACACCGTAAGTCGAAAGCCCTTGAGGGAAAGGACTTAAAGGCATGGTGTGCTCCTTCTATGAGTCATGAAGGTCATCCACGACTCCATGTTGAATTTTTGACCCCAAGAAAGCCTTGCTATGATTCTCACAAAAGAATCTCAACTTGCCGCCTGGCACAAACTCAACCTCGCATGCCCTGCAATTCCTTGTTGTGATTCCTTGTTTTTTCATGTAGTGCTTTCTATCATTCTTGAGTTTCGTGTCTCTGTAGTTCTTTACTCGCTCTTGCCACTTTTCCTTCTCACCAACTTGTGAGCATTCGTCCGAACAGTAATGTTTCAGATGCTCGGAAGGAGTGAAAACATTTCCACAATTGCGACACTGCTTGCCAATGTTATACTGGCTTCTCCATTTTCGGATTGTCGATCTATTGACCGATAGCTTTCCCGCAGCCTCAACAAGAGTCTTGCTAGATGCGAATGCAGAAAGGATCTCTTCTTCTGTGATATCTCTTTTCCTTGGGTTGTAGGATAGCAGATGGTGCGTAGCGTGACATGAAACACAGAGAAGATCTTGCTTGTCATGTTCATGGGGGTTGTGGGTAATGTGGTGTGCATGAATCCTTGATGGTTCAAAAGCATTCCCACATACTGAACAAATTGCCCCTTTTTGTTCCAATAATTCTGAACGTTTTCCGCCATGACGAACTCTGTCTTTGTACTCGGAGTCTCTTTTCCTTTTGGATTCACGAAACGCATCCATTCTGCACTTGTCCGTGCAATACTTGCTCCTAACATCTTTCGCTTTTGATATCACTCCACCACATCTTGCACACTTCCGTTCTTCCATGTCCGTTCTCCAATCTTGATAGGGTTATTATTGTGAACATAATACCCTATCAAGATTGATAGTGCAACGGATAGATTAGCCCACCTGGTGCCAATAAATGAACCTCCAAGAAGTAGGGCCATTTGCAAACCTAAGATAGATACTGAGCTTCAGCATGAAGGTGTCGAAGTCCCAAGTGGTATTGGGATCGGGCTTCACCCGGTCGATCCACTTCATGTACTTCTTCATGAGAGACTTGCTCACCATGCCCCAAGACGCCGTATCGTAGTCGTCTAGGTACGGGAGAGCCATGATCTCATATCGTCCGGCGTGAAAGTTCTTGTCGGACGCAGCAGTCTGATACCCGGATGGCGTGTTCACGAAGGTCCAAGCCGCCTCTTCCTGAGTCTGGGGCACGACCAGAACCAGATCGTCGGGCATGTTGAACCGCTCGGAAATGTCATCCCGGAACTGCTTCATGGCAAGACGAGTGGTGGCGATGGATGTGTTGCTGATCGGTGAAGTACCAAGATTGTCAAATCCAACCGTGGTGCTTGTCCCAGACTTGGTGGTGTGGCTGTTGGAGGCTAGGGCCACGCCTTCTTCTGACGTAGTGAAGTCGAAAGCCGCAGTGGGAGCATACGCAAATGGACGCACTTCGTACTTTACCTGTGTGCGCCGCGCCGATTCGGAGAGTAGGCTCGCTCGATCCGTGAGAACGCCATACCGCTCATCGTCCAGAAGCTTTCTCTCGAACTGGAGGGCACCGGCGAATTCCTTGGGCTCTATCTTGGTGTACCATCCAGGAAACATGGACAGGTACGAAAGCTGACCCGTGAATCTGGGGATATCCTGGATGCCTGAAATCGAGTAGAAATCCTCGTAGGCACGGTCGGATGTCATGACGTCGTAAATCTTGTCTTTAACAGAGGGAATCTCGTCGTACTTTGCCCGCACGACTCGTTGAACGTGTCCCTCAACCAATTTCCTGAATTGAGCAGACGTTACAGGGCTACCCATGGTGATATACTCCTTTCAACCCCAACAACTGGGATATTGGTTACGCCAAGGCCGGCATGAACGCAAACAGGTTAAACCTGAACTCGACGTATTCCTGACCGGACGTGCCCAAGAAAAGCCGGACAACATCTACCCAGTAGTAGTCAGCCGAAAGAGCCGCATCGTTTTCGACATACGAGGACGTGGCATCAAACTGAATGCGCGAAGTCCCGTGAGACCGGATGGACGAAATCAAAAACTTGTCCCCAACCACAGTAGCATAGGGGAAAGGGGAATCCACCGTATGGGTCGTAGTGCTCGCACTGGAAAGGATGCGATACATACCCATGTTAAGACCCTTGGTGCAATACGCCGTGGACTGGGACGCGACCGTAGTGAAATCGATTGCGGCAGTGTTGAAACCCATACCCGTTGCACTGGCTCCAGCCGTTACCGTGGATGCCGTGGGCTTGGTTCCAACCGCTCCGTCGAAAATGGGCATACGGATGACCGTATCAGGCGTGATTTTGGCGATTTGAACATACGCCTGCTCGTCATTCCCCCACTCGCCTTCGATGCCCATCATGTCAACGGTGAGATTCGCATTGCTCGTTATGATGGACGTGATGCTGTTGCGCTTCGCCGTGGCGTTATAAAGCTCGACTTGACGACTCGTGCCAACTATGACTCCGAGGGGAACGCCAGCAGTGGAAAACGTTCCATCTTTTCCGGTGGTGTCACCCGCTCCAGCCGCAGCACCCAACGCCACAACACCCGTGGTCCCATCGGT